ATCGGGATTTCTATCACCGAACGTAAGAGCGGTCGGGCCTACGCCTAATGCTCTTACCCAGTAATATCGCTGATTACCAGCCGTGATAGGGTCTGCTGAAGTACTTGCATCGTGCTTAAACGAGGTCATTAATCCTCGCCCAATTTCAACAGCCGCAGACCATTGATTTGTTTGTGATGCGTATAATACTATATTTGAGAATTTGCTCGTTTTGGCTGGATTAATCCAATTTAGGTCAATGCTTTTTATCCCAGCAACAGCGCTTAAGCTTTGGGGGTCTGGCACCCCCGGAAAACCAACTGAAATTACCCCATCCGCTGAAATTGTAGAGTATTCAATTACAGCCGGATCAGCGTAGCTTCCCGCGTCATCTTCAGCGAGCGTTAGCGAAATGCCTGAATCTGTAAACTGCCAACCCATACATCGAAAGACTTTATTCGAAAAGTTTAACTCGCCAACCGTGACGTTAACCCTATCCCCGACTGAAATCGCCATCGCTGAAAGATTAGCAGGAAATGTCATCAACTTCTGTTGATCGCTCATCTGAATCAGCTTGTTTGCAATTCTCTGAGCCATATAGCTTGAGTTTGTGAACGGCAGGTTAAGTTCGCGCTCGAAAGTCTCGCCGTTGTCTCGGTTCAATGCTGCGGTTAACTGAACCCTTGGAGCCTCTACACTTTTGTGCGATTGCAGCGGGTCTATGATTATCGTCTTAACCGCGTTGAATCTGTCCGACCTTTCGACAGAAGTTTTGACGTTAATCGGGCCTGCAAGATCGTTTTCGTCCAGCGTATGTGTAGGTGCTGCGTATACACCAGCGGATATGATGTATTCCCCGCCGGAATAAATTAACGAGCCGTTGAAACTTGACAACAATTTATTAATTGAGGTCATGTGTGGGTCAGTACCAAAAAGCACACCGTTGGCAGTGAACCTCTTCTGTGTTCCGTTTGGAACCACGACAGAAACATCACACGCATTTGCGGCAATAACAACTTTCGCCCAGTCTATTTTTGAAGCCAACACGCCCATACCAAAATGGGTGTTAATCAAATAGTCAGCTACGCATAAAGCCGGATTATCCGAATATGCAATATAACTGCTGTTGGTTGGGTTAGCCCCTGCGGTTGTGTCTAAACGAGGATCGTAAATCTTCCGGCCTTTGACGATGGCCCTTATGTTGTTGGGTTGATACTTGTCCCACAATTCCTGACTGTCGGCGGTAAGACGAAAGCTTGTGTAAATGTAAGCTATCCCCCTGCCTCGATTTGCCGCGCCATATTCATCAAAGCGTGAAACTAATCCTGCATCAGCAACTTGATCCGCACTGCCAAGATGCTTGGTGACTTCACACATGGTTCGGCCACCAATCGGACCAAATATCCCGGTTGTTACATCGCCGCTTGGATTGACAATTATCTCATCATCGAGATAAATATCTGTAATTGCTTCGACCTCATGCCCAGCCAAAGCGATAACGTGAGCTAAGTCCTCGTTATCTGTGCCTGAGACACCGACATAAACCAACGGGCCTGAAACTAGCGCCTCACCGTAGACAATTTTTAAAGGTTCAACCGTGCTTTTTGTTGTAACTTGTCGGGATTGATCGTTATCCAGCACGCCCGGCACATCTGGGTTCATCAGTTTTGAAACCAGCATAACGCCGGCAGCAATCGCGCCAGCACCAGCCAGCAATGTAACGCCTACGAAACCAGCTAGTGACAGACCGCCCAAAAAAGCAGTACCAACGGCAGTGCTGCCAATAATGGCCGCTCCGATCGCGATCACGGCGTTAATTACTGGTGGCATATTTTCCAACCTCTAAAAATGTATCGGTCGCTGACCTTCGTCATACCCTTTTGAGTTAGACAAACAACCTTGTCGCCAAGCTTAATACCCATCGCCTGACCAATGACAGGCAATTCAACAATAACAGGATCACCATCACCGAAGTCAGAGCTTGGGATTTCTTGAAGCGCGAAAGAAACCAGCCCCTCAAGCCCTCCATGCTCGGCCAAAATCTGCTCCGCACCTTGTTCGGTATCATACCCGAATTTCTGAATATAATCTTTTCCGGTTAACTCCAACAAGACGTGAGAGACGAACTGGCAGCAATCAGAATCACCGTACTCAAACTGCCGGCGCTTCCAAGAATTCAATGCTTGAATCACCATCAGTTGCACTAAAATCCACCGCTGCCCATGCCTTCGCCGCCGACGATGTTACCTATTGTATTTATTCCTGCCGCATCTGAATCGCCACGCCACTTGACTTTTAGACCTGAGATTTTAGCCATAAATTCAAAGAAGGTGTCAAGCGGGTATTGCTGCTGCTGTGATTGATTGGTGTATCGAAGCCCGGCGGTTCGGTCGAACGCGGCCAGTTCAGATTCACATGTTACAAAAACCTGATCACCATCACCGCCCTCTTCGCCAGCGCTGATTGACATAACGTCCATGAAACCAGCCCACATTTCAAGCGGCGTATCTAGCAGCTCATCGTCTGCCGAAAGGACTCCGATATATATCGAAACGGGTCGCATGAAATAGTCTTCTAGCAGTGCAGTTCCTGCCATTGTTGCGTCTAAAGCTGACAGGGTGAGGGTAATTGAATATGGCGAAACATCAGAACCCTCCTCAAGCTTTGAAACTGAACCAAGATTACCTACGCCAAGCCAATCAACATCGCCCCACGTATAAGTACCTATACCGTTGTGAACGTATATAGTGCTTGCCGCGAATTCGAGTTTTACAAACGTAAGAACGGAAACAAAAGGCGAGTTAAAAGCCGCCAGTGTGCTTGCTGAAAATGGTCTACTCATGCCAAAACATCCTCGACCGCATCCAGACTAAAAGACGACAGCAAACCCGGCTGATTGTTCCAACTAGCCTTAGACGCAAGCATAAAAACGCCAAAAACAGGCGCAGTATTAATCACAAAATCATTGTCGATTGTTGGCTTCCGAATCGGCGGTGCTATTGCAAGACTTACATTGCCACCCGCGTCTGAGTTTACGTTTGATGTAATCATGTGAAGTTCGTTATTAAAAGCAACATAATCACCGCTTTTTAAATAATTGGATACGTTAGCGGTTGCATTGTCGCACAAAAGAATCGAACCAGTTTGACCTGCGCCCTTCACCAACAAAGAACCTCCCCCAGCACCGCGTCTAACAAAAGCATGGTCTTGTAAGAAAAAGCGATGCTCTTGCCCGTTTAGCTTGGCAAGAAAAGCTTGCAAAGTCGCCTTGTCGCCACCCGCGAGATTATTAAACTGCATTTTTATCGACCACAACGACCCGCCTCGACCAGAGGTTTGAACCGAATTTGTGAGCGGGCTTCTAAACGTCTTGGTATTCGTTACGATTTCGCAACTGCTACTTGTCGGTATTATGCTCGGAAACGTAAATATTGTCATACGAACCGCCTCCGGCGCATTAGGTCTTGTATTTGAGCCACGGTCGCTGCGCTAGTAGTCTCCATTGCCTGCCTGATCTTGAGATCAACATCACCGCCACCGGAAGCGTCTATATTATTTATAATTGTCACGCCTGAACCTTGACCCTTCGTGTGGTCTGTTACTGTTTCATTCGGGTGAAGTATTGCTGAAAATCCGCCCTTACCATCAATGCCGCCTGATCGAGAACCGTTGCCGGTAAATCCACCGCCTTCAAAAGACTGCGATTTAATTTGCGCGACTTGACCCAGACCGTTTGCAACTGATGCTGCTGCCATAATAAAACCAAACGGTGGTGGGTAAGATGACAATGCTAAAGTTGCCGCGCTATAAGTCTGCATGACCGCGTTAGCAATCTGAAACGCCTTGTTTGCTGCAAATAGCTTTTTGTTGTTGCCAGCAATGGCGGAAAATTGAGTCGATAATTCTCCGACTATTTGGCTGGTCTGAGCTACTGATGATTTTTGTTTAAACGCGGCTAGTTTCTTTTCGCCTGCAATTTGTTGCTCTTCGTTAAATGATAACCGCTCAAGTACAGCCTCCCCGTTAGTATTCAGGTCGTCAAGCATAACTTTGGCCGGTGCGTTCTTCGCGATTTCCTCGGCTAGTTCTCTAGTTTTAACTTTTATTTGCTCATAGAACGCGTCAACATCTGAGCTTGGTGGGCCTTTTGCGTATAACGATTGTAGCTCTTCTTTTGTTTTGGCTATGGCCTTATTATTATCATCAAGAAATTGCCCAAACGGGTTTGTAATTTCAGTGTCTCCAACAAACCGCGCCACTGCGTTGTAAGCATCAATGAAAATTTTAAGTTTTGGTACCAAACCTTTAACAATAGACGATCCAAACTCTAGCAATGCTATCTTTGCGTCTAAAAACGCAAGATTCAAAACATAAATGACATCAAGCGCTGAACCGAAAGCTTTCACAACAGCGTCTGCAACCCTCTGCCCTGTATTTCCGAACTCCGCGCTATCTAATGCAGACTGTCTAAAACTGTCAGCTACACCGGCAATAATTGGACTGAATGCTGTGGCTAGTTGATTACCTAACCCGGTAAACACGCCTTTTGCGCGTGTAACAGCATCGTTAGCCACCTCAATTTGCGCGGCATCAACGCGAGATATTGTGATGCCTAAGTGATCTGCCTCGGCTGCCATTTCTTTAAGGCCGGCTGAACCACCTGCAAGCACGGTTAGCATTGCTACACCACGCGTACCAAACAAATCCGCTGCTATTCGCACTTTATCTGTCTGAAGCTTAACGTCTTTCATTGCGTCTGCAACGACCATCATTTGCTGGTCTATCGGCAGCTTTTCGAGCGCTTGTGCGCTAATACCTAACTCTAGAAATGCTTCTTTAGCAATGCCCGTGTTATTGGCAGCGTCTGACACGCCGATTGCAAGATTTTGCAGTGATTTTGATAGCGTCTTATTTTCAACGCCGGCAAGACTTGCTGAATGCTGAAGACTTCCAAGCGCTTCAGTTGTAACACCAAGCTGGTCAGCGGTCTTCGCTAAAGCATCAATGCTTTGCATGGAAGACTTCGTGAGGACGGTGGCCGCCGCTATACCCATAGCACCAAACGCCACGCCAAGCTTTCCGACTTTTAAGGCGGTCGCACTCGCGAAGCCGCCCATTGACTTCAAGCCTTTATTGACCGACGAAAAGGCACGGCCGGTCTTGTTGGTCGCCGTAATCGGAATTTTGACGGGATTATTTGCCATTTTTCACCTTAAAATATGCGACCCAGCTTTCAAACTCGATAATGCCCATCTCTAATATTTCGCTTTGTGTCTTGTGCAAATGCTCCGCAAGCTGGAACGAAAAAAGTAGGGCATCATCGCCTATCAGTTTTTTTCTAAATCATCCGCTGTTGGCTGCATATCAGCGATCTCACCAGCTACCCGAATTAGAACATCTGGATCAACTGACCTAACGATTTCAGTTAGTTCAGGTTTAGTAAAACAGCCCTCGCCGTCCTCCTGACAAAGATAATAAATGACCGTTAGCGCCAGCCCCTCATCCATTTTGTCAGAAGTTAGCTTCTGCTGAATTTCCATCTT